AAATTTTATGTTATATTTTTCGCAGGGCTACGTTTGCTCCATACGTGCCTAGTTTTTCCTCCCAGCTAGGTATTGCGTAGCCCCCCATGCCCCCATTGCTTTTGCAGCAATATCACAGTAATATTTCCGAAAAACAAACGTGGAGCATAGCATGGCAGGTAAGCCTTTAGCTAAAAAGACGTTAGCTGAGTTGTCTCGCAGGGGTGGTGCTGAATATTTGCGTGAGTGGTTGCTTGAGGGCAAGTCCTTGCGTAATTTAGCTGCTGATCTTGATGTAAGTTGGGGTTATTTTTACAATTTGCTGCTGAAGAATGAGGATTATACCCGTACAATAGATGCGGCGCGTAAGGATGCTGCAGATGCACATTTTGAGGCAGGTTTTGAAGCTATATCTGATTTAAGCCATCGCAGGCAGCGTGAGGTTATGGAGGCGCTGAGTGGGGAGCGTGATGTGAGTGAGGCCAATGTGAGCCAGATTGATCTTGGTTTGCTGAAGCAGAAGGTAGGCCAGCATAATCTTGCAGCGCAGGCGTATAATCCTGAGAGGTATGGCACGCGCAATCAGCAGAATGTGCAGATTAATATTGGTGATTTGCATTTGGATGCCTTGCGCAAGATGAAGGTTGTGCAGGGTGAATGATTTAGCCAGCAATACGATGCTGGATTTTACTCAGCGTTATGTTAAGGCACCTGCTTTGTTTGTTGAGGAAGTGCTGGGTGTAAAGCCATTGTCGTATCAGGCTGAGTTTTTGGATGCGATTGCGTCTGGTGAGCGTAAGATTAGCGTCAGGTCAGGGCATGGCACGGGTAAGAGTACGGCTGCATCTTGGGCGATGTTATGGTATTTTTTGATGCATTACCCGAATAAGGTTGTGGTTACGGCCCCCACGTCTAGCCAGTTATTTGATGCTTTGTTTGCTGAGATGAAGCGTTGGATTAATGAGA